GCCAGGGACGCCGCCAGGGACGCGCTTCAACCCGCGGTGGATGCGCTCCAGGCGTCCGCCATCCTGCTCTTCGGGCAGATGGTCGCACCGTCCGGACGCGGTTGATGAGCACTTTGGAAAGACGCTGTGGGGCAACGCAGCCGCTATCTGCGCCCTGTCCCTGGCACGCCGCAACTACGTAGAGGAGGGCAGTGATGCTGCCTGAGATAACGCTCCACAGCCCGGGGCACGCCCTCCGCGCCGCGGAGGTCATCACCATGGCCATCAACGGCGGGGTGTGCACCGTCCGCGATGGTGACCTGATCTGCGTGTGGTGCTGGGAGATAGCCACTACCTGCACCCTCACGGGCGGGCACGCCCGCTGTGAGGGTGAGGCCGACCGGGCGGGGCTGCTGTTGGAGACCCTCTCCGCGCCCGTCATTGGCACCCCGTTCCGGGTTGGTGCCTGATGCCGCCCCTACCTGAGGTCGCGGAGACACGCCTCTACTACCTGGCCTGCCTCGCGCTGCTCGCCCTGGCCGCCATCAGCGCCGCGGGTTGGGCCGCCGCCCGGCGGGCGGCGGCGATCGAGCGCCGCCGCCGCCGCCGGGCTGAGCGTGCGCTCAGCCACGCCGGGCACGCATACCCGCCCCCACACGCCCCACGCATGGCCGAACAGACCATGGTGATGCCCGCGGCCGTACCGGCGCCGCCCGCGGGCCACCGACGCGGCCAGTCCGCGGCCACCGTGGACGGTGGGCGATGACTGGATATCTGCTGGCCAGCGCCGTGATGGCCAGCGGCGTGATGGCCGCCGCGGTGATGTTTGGCCAGCCGCGGCGGGCGCCATACCGGCCACGCCACAGCTGGGCACTCATGCAGGCTGAGGTAGCGCTGCTTGAGGCCACATTGGATGGCCTCAAGCAGCGGGGCCGTACGCGCCCGGCGAAGACCGCCCTGCTCCAGTGGTGGACTCCGCCACTGGTGATTGGACAGCCGCGGGACACCCAGGAGTCCCATGTCCTGGCCGGGATTGCGGCATGATCCTGGACCTGGCGGTCCAGACGTGCGGCGGAGATGAGTCTCCTCCCGCCCTTGAGGGGAGGTGCGTGCGGCACTCCCGCGGGAGTGCCGCACGCACCCTCACCACCGTCAGCCAACCATCCCGTCACCCCCGCCTGGCACCACTGCCCGGACTGCGGGCGCCACATGGCCTGGGGTGTTGCCCACTACTGTCCAGAGAGGACACTCTGATGGCGCTCATCACCCGCCCACCAACCGGCCGCGTGCCCTGGCCCCTCATCCTCATAGAGGGGCCCGAAAAAGTTGGCAAGAGTTGGGCCTGCGCACAGCTGTCCGCCAGCCCGCGCGTTGGCCAGACGTACTGGCTAGACCTGGGGGAGGGCGCCGCGGATGAGTACGGCGCCATCCCCGGGGCCCGGTACCTAGTGGTGGAGCACAACGGCACGTACGGCGCCATCCTGGGCGCGGTGGAGGAGATCAAGGCGCTGGCCGCCTTGGCGGCCAGCGCAGGCGAACCACCAGTGGTGCTGGTCATTGACTCCATGACGGCGGAGTGGGATCTGCTCAAGGGCGTTGCGGACGCGCGTGCCCGGAAGCGGTTGGCCAGCAAGGGGCGGGCCATCACCGCAGACGCCGAGCCACAGATCAGCATGGATATATGGAACACCGTCAACGGATGGCACCGCCGCCTGATGACCACCCTGATGACATTTCCGGGCGTGGCGTGCATGACCGCCCGGGGCAAAGAGGTTGCCGCGCTGGATGCTAACGGCCGCCCAATAGAGGGCAGCAGAGAGTACAGAGTGGAGGGTCAGAAGCACTTGGCGCATGACGCCAGTGTCTGGCTGCGCCTGTCCCGGGACCACGCTCCGTTGGTAGTTGGCGCCCGGTCCGTGCACGCCGGCATCCGGTCGGGCGTGGACAGACCACGCCAACTGCCAGAAATGACGTTGGACAACGTCATTTTTGACGTGCTGCGGTGTGACCCGTCCGGCGCGCACGTGCGTCAGCTGGTGCAGCCGCAGGTTGCCCCGGAGGATCTGGCGGACCCAGCGCCGACGTCTGGTGGCCCTGTTAGTGGCTCCGGGCCTGGGCTGATGCGCCCGGCCCAGCGCAGCAAACTGTTCGCCCTGCTGACGCAGGCCGGTCTTGCGGAGGACCGGGAGGCTGGGCTCCGCTACCTCAATGAGGTCATCGCCCCGGCCGTTATCACCACCACGAAAGAGTTGACGGCGGCCCAGGCGTCCAAAATTATTGACCGTTTGGAGCGGTACCTCCAGCAGATCCAGCAGCCCGAGGTTGTGGCGGCATGAGCCATACCCCAACGGCTGAGCAGGCCGCAATCATTGACTCATTTGAGTTTGGCTCAGACCTGGTGGTGCAGGCTGGGGCCGGCACCGGTAAGACCAGCACGCTAAAAATGTTGGCCGCCGCCACCAGCCAGCGCGGGGTATACATTGCTTACAACCGCGCCATCGCGGCGGATGCTGAGCGGTCATTTCCACGCACCGTAACGTGCAAAACGGCGCACGGCCTGGCCTACGGCGCGGTGGGCAAACGGTTTGCCCGCCGCCTCAACGGGCCCAGGCTGCCCGCCCAGCGCCAGGCGCAGATCCTGGGCATCAGTGAGCCGGTCAAGGTCGGCCCGCTGACATTGTCGCCGCAGCAGCTGGCGCGACTGGCGGGGGAGACCATCACCCGCTGGTGCTACAGCGCGGATGACCAGGTCGGCCGGCTCCACGTGCCCTTGGTGCCGGGCCTGGACCGGCACGGCCAGCGGGAGCTAGCCGGGTACCTGGTACCTGTGGCCCAGCGGGCCTGGGATGAGGATTTGTCCCGCGTGGACGGTTTGCTCAGGTACCAGCATGACCATTACCTCAAGGCATGGATCCTAACCCGTCCCCAGCTGCCCTGTGACTACGTGCTGCTGGATGAGGCGCAGGACTCCAACGGTGCGGTAGCCGGCCTGGTGTCCGGGCAGAACGCCCAGAAAATTTTGGTGGGGGACCAATCCCAGGCCATCTACGGGTGGCGCGGGGCGACGGACGCCATGGAGCACGCGCCAGGCAAACGGCTGACACTGAGCCAGAGTTTTCGGTTCGGCCCGGCCATTGCGGATGAGGCCAACAAGTGGTTGTCGATCCTGGTGGCATCGTTGCGGTTGCGCGGTTATGACCGGGTTGAGTCCGCACTGTACCCGCTGGACACTCCGGACGCGGTGCTGTGCCGCTCCAACGCCGGGGCGGTCACTGAGGTCATAGCCGCCCTAACCGCCGGCCGCAAACCCGCCCTGGTAGGCGGGGGGCAGGAGATCCGGGCGCTGGCTGAGGCCGCGCGGGATCTCCGGTCCGGGCGGGGTACGGCGCATCCTGAGCTGTTCGCGTTCTCCACGTGGGCGCAGGTGTGCGCCCACGTGGAGAACGACCCAAGTGCGGGTGACTTGGCCGCACTTGTGCGGCTGATCGAGCGCCACGGGCCGGGCCGCATCATCCAGCTGGTGGATCAGCTGGCGGGTGAGGATCACGCGGATGTGGTGATCAGCACCGCCCACAAGAGCAAGGGGCGGGAGTGGGGCACGGTCCGGATCGCGACAGATTTCCGCGAGCCGCGGCCGGACGATGAGGGCCGCGTCCAGTTGGACGCGGGTGAGTGCATGCTGGCCTATGTGGCGGTGACCCGTGCTCAGCGGGTGTTGGACCGGGACGGCCTGGCGTGGGTGGACCGTCACGCGAGGCGCCCGGTAGCCACCACCACCGCTACCGCCCCAGAACCGGAGCGGCCATACGTTGAGCCGTGCGGCTGGCTGGATATAGCCAACCACACCCCCCCGACTGACCCGCCCTACCAGCCCGGAGACCGGGTACTCCACCCGGACCATGGACTGTGTTGGGTGGACCGGGTGGAGCCGGCAGAGGCTCTGCCGGGATGGATGGTCCGGATCCGGGAGGCCCCGGAGGATGAGGACCCATATCAAATGGCATGGGTGCATGCCCTGGCGCTGATACCTGACCCGGAGACACCACCACCACCACCACCACCCGCCCCGGCGCCGCATTGTTGCCGGTGCGGCTCCGCGCGTTGCCTGTGCGGTGCGGCGGAGCGGCGCAGGTGGTTGGCGCTCTCCACGGCCACCACCGCTCAGGCTGTGGAGGACGCCGTACGGGCCTACGCCGGGGCGTTGGCGGGCGCGTCGTGACCGCCATCCCGACCTCCAGGCCGTAGGGGCCTGGTGGGCATGGAGGAGGAGCGGGGACACTAGTGAGCACTGAGGACATGGTTGACATTCTGGTGCGTGGGCCGGGGTGTGTGGCATGAGGCTCCCCCTGGACGTCCGCACTACTGGGGACGTGGCCGCGCCGTGGCCGGTGCTGCCGGACGCGGGGGACGCGCACCGGCTGACGTACACGCGGGTCGACACCAACCACACGGAGGACCCCGCGCGCACCCCCTACGGTGCGGCCAGGGCCGTGGTGGCCGCACCTCAATGCCAGCCCGCCGCAACGGCGCGGTGGGTGGCCATCGCTGCCAGCACGGCGGACCTGCTGGGCCTGGCGGCCTGCCCCACGTGCTGGCCGGCCCCGCTGGGCCAGTGGGAGTTGCGACCGCCCGCGCCCGGGCTGACGGCCGCCACCCGCGCCGTGCTGCGGGCCTCCGCGCACGGGGAGGTGATATCCAGCGCGCAGCAGTCTGTGTGGGATACCGGGGACTCCAGGTCGTCCCACCGGCACCGCGTTGTGGCGGAGGAGGCAACCAGCCTGGTAGCGGCTGAGCTGGCCGCGTGGGAGGCCACGGACGGCATTACGCGCCTGACCCCAACCGCTGCGGGGTGGGAGGCCCTGGACTGGGTGCCCAGCCAGGGCGAGTGGGTGCCCTCCGCCCAGATGGTGTGCCTGGAGTGCCGCGCGGGCATGTCCACGGGGGATGCCGGCGCGGACGCCCCGCCGCTGTGCGGGGACTGCCTCGCGCGGGTCGAGCCCGCGCCGGGTGCTGTGGTGTGGGTCGCGGCGGCGAGGGCCGGCATAGAGGCGCACCGTTACCTCGGGGCGGGCCGGTCCACCCGTTGCCGCCGGTCTACCCGGACCGGCCAGACGCTGGCCGCCACTGACGCCAAGGACCGCCTGGGTGCCAGGTGGTGCCGCAAGTGCTGGGCCGGCTGATGCGGCCTACCAGTGGCCGGGGGTGTGGCACTAAAACCCCGCCACCCCAACAAATCGGCCGCGCTGGCCAGCCTGGCCTACCGGCAGGGTGTTGGACGCACGCCCGGACTGCGACGGCGCTGCGGACGCTCTTCCGGCCCGCCGAGCTGGCCGCCCTGCACGCGGCGCTCGTGGAGGCGTGGTGCGACGGCCCGGACGGGCCCATACGTGAGAACGCCCCGGCCGGCGCCCGGATCCTGGTCGAGGTCCTCCACGCGGCATGGGAGGAGTGATGCGCATAATGAGCACCCAGCCAGCGCTTCTGCCGCCGATGCACCGGGTAGCAGCATCGACGCTGCCGAGCCGGGCCCGACCCACCACCTGCCTCGGCCCAGGCGTCGACCCGATTCCGTCCACTCCGGACGTGATGGACCCCACGGCCGGGGCGTGGGTCCGGGAGCACGCCCTCACCGCGTATCACCGTCGTGAGGGGTCGCTGTTGCGCCTCTGCTCATGCCAGTACGGCATCTGCGGCGCCTGTGAACGGGGGCGTTGCGATCAGTGCCTCCAGGTCCAGCTCCTGGGCCGGCCCGACAGTCCAGGCACATACCTGACGGATCGCCGTGGCCTGGTGCGCGGTCTGGTTTGGCCGGCCGGCCGGCCGTGCCGGTACGCCTGTCCGTGCCGATGCCCCAAGACGGCATCGGCGCCGCTGGTCGTGGCGCCGGTGCCGGAGCAGCTGGACCTTTTCGACCTGTTGTCGGAAGACCACCGCGAGGCTCTGGGCACCGCATCCCCCACACCCACAAAGACCAGTACTCAACGGAGGGACTGACCGTGAGCGCCAAGCTCAGCGAGGACGTCACGCTACCGGCCGCCCGGCCGGCGGAGTGATGGGCGCCTCCAACGTGGCGGCGGTGTACGTGAGGTACGCCGGCAAGGTTCCGCCGCTGTCCATGCAGGTGCTCGCCTATATGGCGCTGGTCTCTTTGGACTCGGACCCGTGGCCGTGGTTCGGCCAAGGCCACGCCGCGCTGGCCGAGCATGCCCTGGGCCGGCCGTCGCCCATCGGCGACGACGACCTGCGGGCTGTCCGCCGGGCCATCACGCCACTCGTCAAGGTGGGAGCCATCCATGTTGATCGACGCGGGGCTGTCCGCCGGGCCGGGCCGAGCACGACCCGCTACCGGCTCGACGTAGGACAGATTTCGTCCGGCGTGACGCCTACTCAAGATCCGCCACATAGGACGGAATCCGACCCTGACGTAGGACGGAAAGTGGCAGCACATAGGACGGAATCCGTCCCGGACGTAGGACGGAAAGTGTCCGCCATAGGAACCAAGAGGAACCAGGAAGAGCGAGAAGAGGAAGAAAAACTTGGTCTGGGTACGGACCTAACGGTTTCGCGCGCGAGCGCCGATGATCAGGCGCCGGAGATGGTCGAGACAGGCGAGCCCGACCCGCCACGCCTGGACACGCCCGACCTACGGGCGACCACTACCACGCCGTCGCCGACGAGATGCGAGCACGGCATCAAGATCAGGCGCCGGCCCGACGGCTCATCATCGTGCGCCATCTGCCGTCGGGCCGTCGGCCCGTCCCGCCCACCCAGCGGCCCACCACCCGACATCCCGGCCGACCGCTCGTCCACCGTCGTCCCGTTCCGAAGGAGAGCCGCGTGACCATCCTGGCCGTCACGACCTGCCCGCAGTGCCGTCGGCCGGTGCGGCTCCGGTGCTGACGCCCAGGCTCACCCGGGTCCACGTCTACCGCACCCCGGGACATCCTCAAGAGGGAGACGTCATGACCGCTGCAAGCCCCCCAGGAGCCACGCTGACGGCCCAGCAGCCCCAAACCGGCACACGGACACCACAGCGCAAATCCAACCCGCCACAGACCCGCACAGGCCGCCACGCAAACGCCGTCACCGTCTCCACCGGCCGCGGCACAACTACCCACAAGCGCCTCATACTGCGCCATACCGCCTGCGGCCTAGACCTGGGCGGGTACCGCGTGGTACCCGCCGCGATCGCGATCCACGGCCGCACCACCTGGTGCGGTCTTTGCTGGCCAACCCCCAAGGAGCAGTCATGATCATCAATCTGGATGTGGAGGACCGGCAGGGATGAGTGGCCCGCACGCATGTGACCGTTGCGGACACCCCGGCACGGACAACGCCTACGTCTGCGCCACCTGCGCGTCCAAAGCGGAGGCGGACCTCCACCACGCCGCCACCACAGCCGGAGAGGCCATGACCACCATCGCCCGCCTGGACGTCATGGCCCCCACCCAGGGCGGGAGCCCGCCCGGCCAGCACCCCCTACCCATCAACCTGGACGCCTCACAACACCACCACGCCGCCATCACGGAGCTGCTCACCTGGGCGCGGCACGTGGCGGACGCCACATGCACAGCCCTGCCAACACACAACCCGCAGGAGCACTACCTCGCCACCCTGACCAAGTGGCTCGCCGGCCGCCTGGAATGGCTACGCGCGCGCCCAGAGGCGGCAGAGGCCATGGACGGCATCACCACCGCCTGCCGCGCCATCGTCCGGGTGGTGGACCGCCGCCCAGACCGTTGGTACGCCGGAGTATGCGGCGCCAACACCATGACCGGCCGGTGCGAGGAGGAGCTCCGCCCCGTGGCCGGAGCCCAGACCATCCGGTGCGAGTGCGGGGCTCAGCATGACGCCGCGGCCCGCCGGGCATGGCTCTTGGACCTGCTAGCAGAGGAGTGGCTACCCGCCGTACAGTGCGCCCACGTGCTGGCTCGGCTGGGCCAACCAGTCCCCGTCAACACCATCTACAGTTGGGCGCGCCGGTCCCAGCTACTGGCACACCCCAACTCGCCCCCCGCCCGACCCCACTACCGCGTAGGGTCCATCATGGAGTTGGCTGATAGCGCGCGCGTGGGCAAACGCTTGACACCCGTGTGACTGCAAGGGCACAATGTCAGCGGACCCAGTGTGTCTAGACCACTGGGTCCGCTGGCTACCCTCGGCCGGCTATGGCAAATAGGGTAGTGGGCGTTTTGGCCGGTTTCTCCCCTAAAAAATGAAACCGGCCACCCCCCAAACTCCGCCTGTCCCCAGATGACCCGTTACGCGCCCGGAGGTGCCCCAAATG